GTTCTAGCCCGCTCTGCGTAGCCTAGTCGGGTGATGGCATCGTTGATTTCTTTTCTTTCTTTCGGGGTCAACCCCGCAACCAAATTATTCAATGCTCCATCGGCATTGGCGGATTCGGCAATCTCATGGTTGAGGACTCGTTCTACAGCAGCATCGTCTTTCAGGGCTGCGGCGTTTAGCTCTATACCTACCACCTTACCATCTCGGATGATGGTGCGGCCTTCAAACGAAGCATCGGGTTGATTAACCACCGATACGATCCCACCCCGCCCGAATCCCAAAGACTCCAGCTTGGTTGTCACTGCTTCGGGAGCCATACCAGCAGGGCGCGGCATCTGGATCTTGGCATACCTTATATCTTCTTCTGTGGGCTGGAAGCGTTGGCTGGGAGGGATGATGTTGCCTTGGTCATCGCGTGTTATGGGATCGGCGGATTTAATTTGTTCTGGACGAAATGCAACAACCTCATCCATAGAATCATCAATAACTCCGTCATATCCTCTTGACTCAAGCCATTGCCTTGCATCTTCTCCAATAATCCGATATCCCATTTTGTTTAATACATCTGTAGTAGCGGGATTATTAAACTTGAGATACACACGCATTAGCCGTCTATTCTTTAGCCATCCCTTCCATGTTCCTGTAATATTTTTCGTAAAATAACTACCCTGAACCCTTCCATATGGGCTTGTGCTTGTATCAAATACTGTAAATTCTTTATCGGCTGCGCTTCCATGAGATGCTGGAGTGGTATACCCAGCCCTCTTCGCCGCCTCATCCACTAGACGTTGCGCCGTCTCCATATCGCCGCGATCCACCGCATCCAGATACTCTCTGTCTTGTTGGGTAAGTGGAGCGGGTTCCCTGCGGGATTCTCTTACTTCTCCAATGATGGCGCGGAATCCTCTGCTGACCGCCTCCACATCTTTGCTCAGTTCCGATCCGCGATAGCCCTGCAAGCCGACAAAATTGGTGATGGCATCAACCACACTCTGCAAAAATTCCGAAACAGAATTAATAAACTTGGCTACTGCTGTCTCTCCAATCCTTCCGCGATTTTGCAACTCGACAAGTTGGCGGACAATCTCGGTGTATCCCTCGTATGTGGATGCCGGATTTTGGAGAAGGAAGGTAATGATCTGCTCGTTAGAAAATGATTCTTTATTGTAGTAAGCCCGAAGCATGGGACCGAAAGTGTTGAGGAATGGTTCCTGCCCGATCCGTCCCATGATATCGGCAAACGACTCTCTTGCACTCCCGTAGAGATGCTCATTAATATCCGTTTTCCCGTCCCACGTTTTTAGCATGCGGCTAACGTGGAGAGCGTGGATAATTTCCTCTTCTACGGTTTGGGCTACGCCAATTTTGGCGGCTTCTCCGTTGCTCTGAGTTTGAGCAAGGCTTCGCATTTCGAGATTTCCGAACGTAAGAACGACTCGTCCATCTCTAGTGTTGCCGACACTTGATGCAACAAATCCCGCGTCATTACCCGCTTGATCTTGGCCAACGTATTGGACAGTGATACCAGCGTCTGAAAGTTGCTTGGAATAGCGGTTGTAAAGTTCATTCCTAACTGCTTCAAGAGCAGCAATCCTTTGTGTCGGTGTGGTTCCATAGTCTGGTGTTGGAATGTTTGAGACATGTGATTTTAGTCGGTTGTATTGTTGTTGATATTTTGCTTCTGGTGCGGGAGTTGGGGTTACTTCAGTAGTGGGGCCACCAGCTTTTTTCGGTTGATTATTTGTAATGACATCTGCTATGGACAGTCTTATTGCATCTTCGGCTTCTTTGAAATTTTTGAATTGGCGACTAAGAGTATTCAGCGCAACATTGACATATTTCCCGCCTTTAGAAGCCACATAATCAATGGCCGCACCACCATCGTCAAATTTCTCCACATCAAATGAAATTGAATCCAAGACATTGGTTTCCGCCAATGTGAAATCGTATTTTCCTTTATATTCAGTGTTTCCGTATTCATTCTTTGATCTCGACCACTTGACGCTCACCTTTGAAGCAACAGAAGCCTGTTCAATCGCCGCACCAAATCTTTCCATCAAGCGTTGGGTTTCTGGGTCAGCCGAAATTCTAGTCTGTTGTTGTCCCTCTCTGGCAAGTAATCTTTTTGTGAATTCTGAAGATATAGCTTGTCCTCTTGGCGTTCCATATACCGCTGGCTTTGTAGACATCGTGTATCCCTGCCAAGTTGGCTTTTGCCCATAGGCTTCGCCACGAAGAATGAAATCAAAAACATCGTTGAGATTTACCTGTTCTTTTCTGTTAAAAAGCTTGGTGAAAACGGCTTTTATTTTGTCCAAAAGCTGCTCAAAGATTGGAACCAGTTTTTTCTGGTCGGATTTTTGAGTTATTACATACTCTGCAAAAGATTGAGCAAACCATTCAGATTGGTTCTTGGCGTAATATTTTGAAAACCATGGAGTGTTTTCTGCATCTGATTTTCCTTCGGCAAAGAACGCCCTGCGGCCAGCCCTCGTTGTCTTATTGTATGCATCATCTACCGTCTTCTTTTGTTTTGCGTCCAAAAGAGAATAATAGCCAGCGTGACCATATTCATGCCAAAATGTATTTAAGGTAAGTGCAGTTCTTTTGTCGGCTTCTGTCCCGCCGCGACGAGTTTGACGAATTAATTCAAGAAGTGGCTTTTGCTTAACTATTCCGCCTTCGACTGTCTGCCTTGTTCTCCCGCCATAACCATAGCTTTTGACGTTCTTTCGGGCGCTGCCCATCTCCATGTTGGCGAGGAATTCGTCATTGGTATTGTTATCCCAAATTGTGGCAAGGATAAGATTCTTTCCATCTTCTGTGATTGCGCCGTCCTCCTGCATCAAATCCAACCTAATGGCAAAACGAGTGTGCCCTTGGCCGCGAAGGTCAAACGCCGCACGAAACTCTTCTGGATTTTGGAACTGAGATCCTACTGGTTTCTGCAAGACTACAGGCTGAACTTCTTGTTTCCTTCTAACTAAATTGGCAAACACATCTCCAGCTTCTTCAGGTATTACAGCGGTCTCAATGTCGGATGGCGCAATTTTTTCGATGGGCTTGGGCGGCACATAGATATCCTCTACCAGTGTCCATCCTGCGGGCATACGCACATCTGTTCCCACCTGATCGACCCCGATACGAAGACCCTTCGCGATGGCTTCGGCTACCACTTCGTTTGATCCTGTGTCTATTTGGATCTTTCGGGCTTTGGGCGTCAGCCTTGGGCGTTCTGCTTCGGGCAACTGGGCAATTCCCGCTTCCGTAAGCACAGGTTGATCTTTATACATCTCGACCAACCCCGCATCCACCAAAGAAGGAATATCTTCTGGGGCTTGTTCTGCTCTTGCTACTCGGCGTAGAGGTTCAAGATTCGGGGTTTCGGGGGGCACTTGCATGTTTACTGACGAATATTCATCAATTAGAGCAAGAGTCTCATCTAGTGTGGCATTTGGTTGATTTACGGGCCTCCTTCCTAAAGCATAGGCAGATCTTGCTGCCGACTTTGAGGAAACTTGCCCCTGCATGTTGGGAAACTCTTTTAATGCGCGGGCCTGTAGAGCCATCCCGACTCCCTTTCGTCTTTGTTCTTTCGGGACTGAAAAATAAATAACAGAAGCAGGAGTTCCGTCTTGACGATCAACAACCGTTAAATATCCCCCTGTTTCGGGATCGGTCAGTTTAATTGTTACGGCGTTTCCGCCAAAAGTTTCAGACTCATTTACGGGAGCCTCTTTAACAATCCTATCAACTATACCTTGGTCAGCTTTTCGGACAGCTTCTGGAACCAAGCCCGCCACCAAACCAGCTTCTTCTTGGGCTGCTTGTTGCTCAATACCCATTCCTCCAACGCCTTCACCATCTGGCGGTCTTCCTCTATCTCTTGCGGTGATGTCAGTAGGTATGGGTTCTTCATAAATGGAAGTTACTTCGGGCCTTGGCTCTGTCAAGGGTTTTGTGGCAGGCTGCGGCTCTGCTGCTTCTGTAGTAACAACTGGCTCTACAGGTGATACTGCGCCTTCGGGAGTGGGTGTTACGGGCTTGGTAGGCTCGGCCTTCGGCGCGGTAAAAGCATCCAACTCAACTTCATTGCTATGGAGAAGTCCAGTGGCTGGCTTGTCCACAAGCATCTGTCCAGATCCAGTGGCGACAACCTCCGCTTGGCTCCTGCCAATAAAGGGTTCGGCGTCAGTCGCAAATCCAAACTCAGGTGTTTCGCGGGAAGCAACGTCTTGTTTTGCGTCAATTGCAGCTTGGTCAATCTTGCCAGCATCCCTAGCTTTAGCCATGGCATCCAAATGGGAAGCACCGAAATACACCGTACCATCGGGAGCCTTGTATGCTGCTGCCTCAATGCGGGTTCCAGCAGGGGTTTCTACCACTTCTGCTGGCTTGCCTTCGCGTTCTGTAATACGGGCTTGCGCGGCTTCGGTAGAAGGAGGTTCTTCTAGTGGGATTACAGCGGCGGCTTCGGGAGTGGGGGCTACGGGCGGAGTGACGGGAACTGTCGGAGGGGTAAAAGTTGGAGCAATGTCGGCAGGCGAGATTTCTTCTGGCGGGGTTTTCCTCCCAAGAATTTCAGCCATCGCATCCACAGAGTCATTCCACTCTTGGTTCTCTCTGTTTATGGTATCAATCTCTTCTTGGGTCAGCGTCTCGTCGGTAGACTTAAACCAGCCTTCAATGGTATTGTTTGTTTTGCGCTTGCTGGATTGTATCGATTTCAATACGGATTCGGCCTTTTGTGGTTCTCCGCGCTCATTAAATGCCAAATAAAGTTTTCCAAGATCGGTTAGTTCTTGATCGGAAACTGGCTTGGTTGTGAGCTTGATTTTTTCCCACCGACCAAAGTCCGCATCATCAAGTTTCGCCGCATCCCGCCACCCAAGTTCAACGACTTGTCTATTATATTCTCCATATTGATTCAGCAGATTACGCTGCTCTTCTGTAAGGTTTTCCCTCGTTGCATACATTGAGTTGAACGAAGCGATATTGTCGGCTCCAAGCCTTTTTGCTTCGGCGTCCAATTCAGACTTTCTGGTCAAAAGAGATTCGGCTGGTGTCGGGGCGGCGGCTGGCTCCGTAGGAGTTACAACCGTGGGTTCTTCGGCTGGCTTGACTTGATAGCCGTAGCGTTCCGCGATTTGTTCGGGTGTCGGATTGCTTTGGAGGAATGCATACTCTTCGGTTTCTTGGGTGGTGAAGTCCTCTCGTCCTTCCTCATCTTTCTTGCGGAGTTCTTCTAGGCGATTGCGAGCGGCGGACTCAAACCATCTAGCAGACTTGATTCTTTCTGGAGGAACTGTTGGTTTTTTGGGTGTCGGCCCCGCACCCTCCTCCTCAAGTTCTATTCCTGCGGCTGCGGCAGCTTCTTGTTCAAGGCGGGCTACACGCTGCTCTGGGGTTTCTGCAATCCTCTGATCTGCCTCCGTCTGAAGATCTGTGGCAGCTTGTCTTCCAACGGCTTCAGCTTGATCCGTGACAACGGATGAAGTCAGTGGTGTAATTTCTGAAGTCTGTTGTGCTGCACTTTGCGTGTTAACTGCAAGTTTAACCTTCTGCGCATTCTCTGAAGATGCCACAACAGCATCGATTCCGCCTGCAACACCTCCCAATGCTGTCGCCACAATACCAGCGGTGGTGGCTTCTCCAATTGCCCCTTGGAATGTTGGAACATCAAATCCAGCTTTTTGAGATGCAATATTCTGGGCGACTCTTTGTTGAAACTGTTGCGGGGCTTCAGTTATAACTTCTTCTGCAATATTCCTTCCAACAATCTGTGCTCCAGTAGCCAACTTTCTAGCTGCTCCAGATATGGCTCTTCCAGCCGTAGCCTCAATACCAGTCGCGGATGCGAGTGCTCCAATAGCTCCACCAGCTATAATCTGTTCTGGATTTTCACCGTATGACTGAGCTTCTGCTGCAATCTTTTCGGCCTCTTCCGGCGACTTTCCAGATTCCAATGCCTTTTGTTTTACCTGCTCGTAAATGCCGCCCTTAACAGAACCAGCACCCATTAACGCACCAAGGCCCACCTGTGCTCCAGTAACAGCAGCAGCACCACCACCGACAGCTTGCGCTGCTCCACCAGTAGCTATCACTGGGGCCAGACTTCCAGCGCCAGTAGCCAGCATCAATGATGGAGCCTCAGTAAATGCCTGTGCAGCCGCCTTTGCCTGTTCCCAAACCCCCTTGTCCTGTGCTGCTTGTTGAATTTCAGCAGCACGCTTTTGTTTTTCTTTGCCGCTTTCCGATATTAGATTATTCCAAAATCTTTCCCGATCAGCAAACTGTTGTGAGGCTGGGCTATCAGCCCCGAATACGTCAGCAACAGACTTGAGCGTTCCTGCAGTTCCTGCCAATATTCCAATTGGAATATCTGCCGCCTTTCGCAGCATTCCTTCTTCTAGCTTCGGGGACTCAACCTTTAGTGGTTCAGGCGCTGGAGGAATAGAAACACCACCAACTGATGGCTGTGTTATTGGCTGTTCTGTTGGTTGTTGGGAGAAAAATCCCGAAACCTCATCTAACGAATAACCAGCTTCCCTTGCCTGATTGAACCTGTTGTCCTGCTGAGAAACAAACCCCCAGATTTCATCATCTGAGTATCCGGAATCACGCGCTTGTTTGAGTTTGTCAGAAGTAAAAGTCATTGCACCCTCGGAGGATTATTGGCCACCGAAGATAGCACCAAGGGATGGCCTCTGTCCAGTCGTTTGAGTTGTGGGTTGGGTCTGCTTTTGTTCTGTGGACTTGGGAATAAGATCGTTCAGCCTTTGACGAAGAACGGCATCCTCGCCCCTCAAGTAGTTGGCCTTTCTGATGTACTCATTGCGCTCAATGGAACTTTTGGCTGTTTCAACAAGCGAGTCATTCTCTCTGATTTGAGAACCTATTTTATACAACTCATCAGAAATACCTTTGATTGCCGTTCTGTTTTCTTTTGCTAAATCGGATGATAGTGCAGCTTGAGTTTTTGCTTCCAAGTCTTTGCGCTTCGCTTCGCCTATTGCCTTGGAAAGCCCAGCACGATCAGCGCGGGTAATGTTGCCTTGTGGGTCTATATCGTAAAATTTTGAAGCATCAATTCCAAGTGATGCAGCTTCTTCGTTTTGACCAATAGTCCAATCTTGAAGTTTTGCTGCGTCCTGCTGCTGATCTTGCGCGGATTGTTGAGCATAGGCTTCAGCCCTTGAGAGCGTGGATTCCCATATTTTTTTACCGAGATCATTCTCAATAAATTTTGGGTTCATCCTTGCAATATCGTTCAAGCGATCAATCGCATCAGGGTCTTCGGGTCGAATTGGGCGAAGCTGTTGTCCATTTGGAAGGGTGACTCCGCGAATCGCATTGGCCACCTCAAATGCATGTTTTGCTGCTTCTGCGGCATCTTCTTCTTCTTTGAGTTTGGCAATTTGAGACAGTCGATCATTGTCAATATTTCTATTGTATTGCAATTCATCCAATTGAAGACGCCTTTGTGAATCTTCCATTTGTTGCAACCTCTGCTGCTGCTCAAGCTGTTGCTGTTGGTACTTCTGAAATTCCTCCTGCATCCTTATTTTACGGCGACTCTTGGGATACGCCGTTCCAAAATCTCCAGCAGGTTGATTGTAAAAATAAGATGCGTAATCTTGTGACCGCTTAAACTCTGGGCTAGGAGCACCAATGCTTCGCTCAACTTCTGATGCAATTTCAGCAGGTTGCATTGTGGGATATTGAAATTGATCGGCCATAAATTACATCAAGCGCCTTGACTGTTGTTGCAATCTTTCAAGAGTGCTACCACTTGGTCCGAGTGCTCCGTATTTTATCGGTGAGATGCGCAGGTTTTTACCAAAATCCACAACACCTCTAGCGGCCAATCCCTCCATCGGAAGGCGTTGTTGAGAGGTTACAAATTGTCTTTGAATGTCTGCAATGGTTGAAGGTTGGGTGTCCCTTGCCCTCATTATATCCATAGATGTTGCTCCTCCAGCACGCGCAAACGCTTCAGCTTGTGCCAACCCGCTGCGCTCGGCGCGTTTCTGTGCAAAGAATTGCTCCTGCGAGTTGATATTGTTACGCATGATATTTGCTCCCTGCGATCTCATCTTGGCCAACAATGCCCGCTGTTCTGCTGGGGTGCGCCCCTCGTATGCAGTGGGACGAGACGCCAGCAATTGAGCCTGAGATTGTTGGCCCTTCGGAGCTTCTGAGGTAGCAAATATTGTTCCGTAGGGAGTCTGTATCGGAGTTCTTTGTATCGGGATTTGTTGAGTAACGGCAGGAAGCTGTTGCGCTGACTGCGGTCCACCCGCAATATTATTAAATGACGGCCTGTTTATTTCGGCTATTTGACTCCCCATTCCAATGCCAAGCTGTGGCGCTGATATCGACGGAACAGAATATTGACTCAATGTTGTCTGTGGAAGTGTTGGTGAATACTGTGCATTCAATGGTCCAGAAAATCCAGCAGCAGAACTGACAACACTTCTAGCTTGAGGAGACATCTGTGAAAACCCATACATCCTTTCTGCGTCTGAAGGAGGTAACGCTGGGGATGCAAATCCTGTCGGTTTCGGAATAAATGCTGGACCTATGGATCTTGGAGCATCCCAAGGAATTCCGCGATCAGGAATAGTAACATTAGGCTCTTCCATGGCCGCTCTGCGCGATTTATCTGAACTGATAAGTGGTCCAGTAAAACGGAGTTGAGACAGTGATGCGCCTGTTGGTATTGGAGATACTCCAGCCATTGTTGCGGGAGGGGTTCCGGCGGATGGAGTAATTGCTCTTGTTATCGCCCCAATCGCCCTGCTTCCAAAATTAGAAGGAAAAAGCGGCTTGCCGTATATTGTTGGATTAAAGAATGATTGTTCTGGAGGCATATTAAGTCATGTTAACCAATCTGCGGGTAAGCCAAGGGGCAATTTGCATAACCCCTTCTTGGCCTGAGTTATACTCTTTTAATTCGGCGTTGAGAAGAAGAATTGCGCGATCCATATAATATTGCCCGCGTTCGACATCGGCCTTCTCCTCGGCGTTTAGGGCCATGAGTCCAAGCTTAATAGCCTCAAGAGAATCTGGGTAGATGGGGTCATTATCACTGATAGCCCAACAATGGCGGCGCTTGAAGATGCCCTGAACGCTATCCCAGTTCTTGTCCACGATATACCTGCGATAGCTTATCACCCTCTCTCCAGACTCATATTTTGCCAGCGTGGTAGCTCCTGCCGATAGAGTAATGACCCCCGTTGTGGGCGTCTTTTCGACGCTTTCGATAGTCGAGAACGTCTCGGTAGTGGTTTGGGTTCCGTCTCCAAGGTCAAGACGAATTCCCTCCACTCTTTCTCCATCCACTGTAGAATAAATCTTATTCCCATTTGCATCCTTTCCGCGAATCCAGATGTAGTTTCCGGCGCACTCTGTTTCGCTACTAGATAGGGTAAGTTGCGAGTTGGAAGGCAAATCCCGAAACGTCACGAATCCCTCTCCCATGTCCTGAACAGGCCCATAGTAAGGAAGATCCGACTTCCTGATGCCTCTACCTTGAGGAAGGTATTGATACCATTCACTCTGAACGGCTACGGTTCTATAGCCATTCTTGCCAGCCCTTAGACAGGTCTCTAAATGGCGTGGGAGGGTAATAAATTTATTCCCAATTGAATCTTCGTAGGCCGTGATAGTGGCCTGTTGAATAGTGCCAGTGAACTTCCCCTCACTGATAAATCGCTCTAGAACGCGATTGATGTTATTGCGGAGTTCGGCCTGCGCATCAAATCCCGCCAGATCGGGAGGATCGGGGACTGGCAATACCGTAGCTGGTAATCTCTCGCAACAAAGTCCAAGCGACAAGGAAGACATAAGTGGGCAAAATCCTAGCCCAGTTGTATTTAAGAGTCAAACAACAAATCAGCAGAAGCATTATTTCCAACCCAAGGTAGGAATTGCCTTAGATCGCTGACTGGCCATTGTCTATTCTTCTGCAATTTCTCCCACCCATCTACGGCGTCTTCGTATCCACGTTTGTATATACGTTGTTTATACGCCACCTGCTGTGGGGTGACCCATGCCATGTGGAGGACTGGCCCCAACATGGAGGTCGCTTCGTCTCGCTCGCAAACTCTCCCTCTATTGCCGTTAAATACGGGTGGTTCGTGGCACTCCATCCAGAGGCCAACGCTGTAGCGCCAAGCCCGCAACCACTCATCACTTCTATTTCCATAACCATTTGTAGATGTTGATATTACGTTAGGCCCAAGCATGTAATCCATCTTGATCTTCAGAGTATTGATATCGGGATTACCCTCAAAGACCTGAATAAGATCGGACATCTGTTGTGCCATCCACAACTCATCACTGTCCATCTGAAGCAATACCCCATCCTCCTTAAACGCCGTTAGTCCAGCGTTGACCATCTGCGTCTTTCCCTCCCACTCTGGTTTGGAATTGACCGTGATTCGGGGATGGTTGGCTAGGGACTGAAGTAATTGATGGGTTCCATCATGGGACAGATGTGGGGATTGCGATGCCATCCATACCGTATCCTTTCTCGGAAGGCTGGCTCCCTCAACTATCGACCAGTGCCAATCTGTATCTCTTAATCGGCAGAGTTCGGCAAACTGAGCGCCGATCCATGGACTGCCATCAAGAACAATCGTGAATATGTTGAGCTTCACAGCCCGTCCCAAAGATCTCCCAAGTTGTAGTTGTCTAGATACTCCCCGAAGGTTACAGGCTTATTCTCGTTGTAGACGTAGTCAAAGAGATGGTCTTTGACCGCTCCATCCTCAAGTGCCAGTCGCTTGCAAAGACCTTCAAAATAGGAATCCTGAACCTTTGAGAGTTCATTGATAAACTCCCTTACCCTGAAGATGTCATCTTCTGGATGCATGCTCACGGTTTAAACTTCCCCTTCTTAGCCTTCATCTGCTTGTAGACCTTGGGGCTGATGGTTGATTTGGATTTCGGGCGACTAGTGCCAGCTTTTTTCCTTGCATTGATGTTATCGTAGAGTCCTTTTTTCATTTGTCTTCTAATACTTTTTTGCCGATAGAGTGGACGAATATTTGTCCGAAAAATCCCAGAAAAATAATAGCCCATAAGTTTTTAATTTCAAGCCCCCAACCATAAATAAGGGTTAAGACTTGCAACGTAATAGCAAATGCAATGACCCCCAACATTGCAACAAATTTAGTAGCGGTCATGGCAGTTATTTCTTTTTGACTGATTTAGATCCTTGGCAACCCCATTTTTTTCTCGACAGGGCGTTGGGAGAGTTGCGGTCTTTGCGCCAATCTCCCTTGATCTTGTTGCTGCGGGCACAGTAGGCATTGGCGCGAGGACTTCCAATAGGCCCGATTTTGCTTCCGCTCTGTCCGTATTTTACGGTTTTCTTGCGACCCGTATCGGGGTTGGTTACGGTTTTACTGAATTTCTTTTTCATGGTTTTATTTTGTTGTTAGGTTCCTTCCGAAATTGCACCACTTTCGCACGTTACAGTAATTTTCGCAACGCGCATTTGACCCAGCCCGTTCTTCAACTGCACCACCGATTCTCTTGGCGTGTGCTTCAGCCTCAGATTCAGATTCATAGATCCCTCCAGAAACGGCACGTTTCGCTCCTTTTTCCTTGAGAACGGCCCACGTTGTGGGTTTTGCCCATCGCTCTTCCTCTGTGCATACCGGTATGCCATCCTCGTTTTCTACCAGCTTTGCTGCGTTGTGCAAGGCAATCCTAGAGCGAATGTAGGCGAACGTCTCTTCAGGGTTCCAGATGGGTAGCTGAATCTCTTGGATGGCGCATTTAGGATAGTCAGCCTTGATCTCGGAGTCTCTACGTCTCCAGTCTTTGCAGACGAGGAGAATAGCCAGCTTTTTTGGATAGATCCCGTTGTGCTCACATAGGAGTTTGTTGACGTTGGCTTGCTTCGTCCAATCCTGATGATCGTCGCTCATCGCCTTGTAGACGCTACTTACCTTGTAGTCCCACAGGGTTTCGGTCTCGCGGTCAAACAGGTCGATCTGTCCCCCCAACTTCATCCCATCAATATCCAGATAATACCTCCGTTCAGCTATATATCTTTCGGGGTTGCGAAGGGCGATCTGCTCCAAAACCCAATGGTTGGCCGTCCCCATCATTGTCCATACCTTCTCGGAGCAATCCATGGTAATCTCGTCCGCATGGCGTCTCCACAGTTCGGCAATCTTCGGGGGTTGGGCTAACCCTGTGGTTGTGATGTCTGACTCCCCCTTGCTGTAGGTGTCCCCGCTGACGAGGTCAACGAATGGCTGTGGAAGATTGTAGATATTACTGATGCTGGGCATATGGGTTTAGACTGTGGTTTTGTTTCGGCGTTCAAAAAATGTGCAGTCTCTCCTGCTGTCACGCCATTGTAGCACACGGTTGCGACCCGTAATGCTGGCTGACGTTGCCAAAGGATTACTACTTGCCCTTCTTCTTTTTCATGCCAGCCATGGACATCGCAATTGCCACTGCTTGGCGACGATTCTTCACGATAGGAGCTTTTTTCGGCCCCTTCGGATTGACTCCACCATGGAGCTTTCCAGCGCCGTACTCCTTCATGACCTTACTGATCTTCTTTTGTTGTGCTGATTTTTTCATGCTGCTTTCTTTAGTTGGTTGTTGTTGTTGTTGTTTGCTTGCGGCGTTTTGACGCCCAAGAGTTTACAGAGGTAGCGGATATGGAAGCACTCTTTGCGGAATTGATAGCCTGAACAAGTGCAGGTGTAGGTGTCTTCCGAGATGTCAACGAGGTGGAAGTCTTCTCTGTTGGTGCGTGACTGGACAAGAAATGTGAGCGGATCATGCGGCAAAATTTTGATGCCATATCCATAGTCGTTGCTCATTCTTGAGGTTCGGGATTTTTCGGGGACTCAGCCTTGCTCGCGCCCCAGCCTAGTTGGTCTGGACTGTAGGCACTGACTGGCATCTTAAAGATGTGCCCCTGTCTGTCGGCTTGGATGAACAATGTGGTTGCTATACCCTGACGATGGGTTTCGGACAGCCCCAATTCAACCGAAATATCGTTGGCCTTCTTGACGCAAAGCCTCATAAGATTTGCGGCCTGACACAGGAATACTTTAGCTGCGCGATCCTTGGGTTCGGGAGACTCAATCTCTTGTTGTGGGGAATTCTGTGGAGATTGCGCCACCTCCTTGGGCTTGATCAACTCCGAAGCCTTGATCCCAGCCGACTGGATCTCCATGGAGTCAGTTCCCTGTTTGCTGTTGCCGGAAGCAATAAGAACCACCGACTGCCCAATGTGCTGTGAGAACTTATTCGCAATGTCTTTGTTCTCAGTGAAATACACATGGGCAACACCGTCAACAATCACCTTGATGACGCATAGACTTCCATTTTTGACCCAGCGCGGACCTTCGCTAATAACCACCAATCGGGGTCTTCCTGACTTGACTAGGTTGTTATGGGATAGAATTGGATCTTTGGGTTGTGTGGATTTATTCATCGATAGAGCAGACACTACAACTCACGCTTCGTTCAATCTTTTTTTAGAAAAAAGCAGGGCCGAGTTTTCAAGGCTCGACCCTGCTCCCACACATACACATGAACACAAACGAACATGGAACACTGGGCAATCTATCATGATCACCAACCATTGCAAGGGGAAAATGCTCTTGCCCCGCAACTTTTTTTAGGGTAGGTTCTACTGATCTTATGGCCACTGAGTACCCTCCTTTGGGAAAATCCTACGTTGTTTCCTACGCGAACAATGACCGCAATTTCGCGATCATCGGGATACGCAAGGATCCAAGGGTAGACAACTATAAGATCCCTGAAGACCTAAGTCCTCACCCAGACTCTGTTCGCTACCCAAACCATGTCTTCACGGGAGCCAATCCCACCAACAGTGACGAAAGAGTGCTGTGGATCTATGAGATCCTCCCCGCTCCTTGGGTTCCGTTTACCCGCTATGATGACGATCTTGGGCCAGTTCAGGGGAGGCGCAGGGCCGTAAAGAATGAGGGACAGAAGGCAAGCCTTACGGCGTCAACAAAAAGAACTTACGAGGGACGGGATGGTTCGGCTATTGTCCTTAACGAGATTGAGGAGACTTGGTCAATCGCAACAGACGATGATGGAAACTCCCTGTTCCCGCTCAAGACTCGCGATTTTTATGATGCTTCTCGCGGTCCAGTTCAAGAGACGCGCCAGATTTTTGTCCCGACAGGAGAAGAGCAAGGAAGTCTGGAAAACGTCAATGGTACCATTACTCAGATAAGTTACGAGCCGTACAATGAGTATCTTTCAGTCAAGATTGTTCAAACGTATTCAGTTGATGGCCCGCAGTTAATTGGACAAGCCACTGATGGAGATGGACAGCTTGTAACTGTAACCACCCAGCGCAAGGGTTCTGACGGATATACCCCACCTCAACCAACAGCCATAAAAACAGTTGAAGTATCACGCGAAGATGCGGAGTCATTGGTTGAACGTATTGTTGATAAACCGCTATTGTTTGATGGAAAGATTTTGTCGGCATCAAAACCAGATGTAATCCCTGAAAGATTTCGTGCATCCATTCCAAATGAGACAACTGTTGAGATAAAAGAGGGGTCTTCCGTTACAACTCCATCGCTGGGCGAAGGAGAGTTTGAAAAAACAGTACAGCGCCAAAATGTCCATTCCGTAAAAGAAACGACCACCTCCAGAAATCCTGTATTCTTAGAAGATGAATTGTCCGGTATTGATTATGAAGAACTTTTCGATCTTGGAATTCCATTTGTCGAAAGAATAGCAACAACAATAGAGAGTGGACTTTCGGCAGATATCGCTCCGCTTGGTGACGGAAAATATCTGGTTAGAGAATACAACAAGGACGAAATAGAACCATCATTAGAATCATTCTATGAAAAGTATCCCACCAGAACAAATCTCAACCTGCCAACAATATTAAAATCCATAGAAATTGGATGGGATAAGTCAGAAACAACAGGAGAACAAATAAACGATTCAAGTTACTCTGGAGCATTTAACTCAATAACCCTTGGCGACAACGGTCAAAATAGTGCAGAAATTTCAGTTACTCCAAAGTTTAATGTACAACTTGAGGAAATAAACGGAACAAATTTGTTTACAGATACACATTTGTTTTTCTTGAGGGGACCAGTTACAATTGAAAAAATCCTTGATCGATGTGGGGCTTTTGCATCTTGGCCAATATTTAAAACAAAGAGTTATCTATTTACGTCAAATGGAGCGAAAGTTTCAGCACTTGTTGATGCGTCTTACAGCATGAGAATAGATGCAAATCCTTCTGGAACAATAACAAATACCAACAAACAATTTAGTCAATCAAGATCAATAACTAATGTTGTTTTGAATATACCTCCGTGCATACATGGAAATTTAGTGTGTAAAGACGCAAACAATAGTAATAGTGAAACTGCTACAGCAACCGCGAGTGTATTTTTAAATATACCATATATTGGATCACTAGGCCCTTATAATAAAACAATTTCCGAAACGGTTACTGTTGACATACAGTTGAATCAGACATCTCCGCCAGATATTCCAAGAAGCGGCATCTATTTAATAGACTCAACAATTGACCCATACAAATATGGATTCTTTCTTGTAAGAGCAGTGACAATTGATGCATCTAATTTTGCTTAAATTATGTTATCTTCAGACGAGGAGAAGAAAGCTGCAGAGGCCGCCAAGAAAGTAGAACGCGAAACATTGGATCGTGGCAAGGCCGTGCTCGGAACGGATAAATATGGGAGGGGTCTCAGCGGACAGGCAGCAGACAACTTATATAGCCTTCAAGAGGAAGCTGTTCGCGATATTGAACAGAGTCGAAAGGGCGGAATTGTTAGCCAAGAAACGGCGGAATCGCCTGAATACCAAGAGGATCGCAAACAAAGAGCAGAACAAAAAAGCACAAATCGTCGTTTAATCCGAGAAATAAACCGAGCTAAAGCTACTGGCAGGGTATCCAGTTGGTTACAGCGGTATTCGGCACAGAAAGAAGCAGAGTTTAATTCCCAAAACTCCACACTTCAACAAACAACAACTCCAACTGTTTCTGTAACATACTCACCAGCTAATGAAACTCCAAATACAGCGACTGTTGCAACACAAAAAAAATCAACTACTTCTACTATCAATACTGTCAATTCTACTGCCAATACACCACGCCATCCTTGGCAAGTCAGACTAAGCACTGACGAAAATGGAAATACACTGTATCTAATTGAATACAACAGCAACCTGTATAAGGGACTGAGTTCATTTGAAAATATTGAAATTACTGGACTCAATTTTCCTGTTGCAATTAGCGAGGGATACGTTGTCCTTTTTGGAGTAGTAACAGATGGAGAGTGCTCCAATGCATCAATACAATTTCAAACAGTTCCATCGGACAGAATTGAATTTATTGACGATGCTCAAAATAGCTTTGCTGTTTTATTGGCCTATCTTTATCAAGACGAAAATGCAACTTGGGTAGTGAGACAAAACGCATTCCACAATCTGACACTTGTCGATGTTTGCATTGATGGAAAATCCGCTATTTATCCAATAGCGACCTAATCAACCAATGTTTTATTTTGATCTCTCTTCGTAAGCCTTGTTGCTTATCGTGAAGTAGGTTCCGCAGTCATTGCACTGCATCTGCCTTTTCACCACTCCCTGTGCCGTTGTCTTGGTCTTGCTGATGTGGGTTCTGACCGACTCGCAGTTTGGGCAATCTGCTCGTTCTCCACAATAGGCAACCGCATAGTTGAACTTGTGTGGGGCATAGGTTCGGAGTTCCTCATACACCTTTTCAAGGAGGATTACATCGCGCTTGCAATACTTGACCATTTTATCAAGGCTCTTTCTGCACTTGTCCAAGACGATGGCTTTCCATAGGTCAAATCCCCCTGTCTCCATCTTGCCCCCAAATCCCAAGAACTTGGCGATATAGTCTAGCTTATTGCTATTGAGGTTGAATTGGCTTCGGGCTATCTTCAAGGTATCCAGCGTTGTGTAGCTGGGATACATTGGTATTCGATGGTAGAGGCATCGTGTCTTGATCCACTTGAGGTCAAAACGATCAGAATTGTGTCCTATAGCCTCATCTGCGCTATTTAGTATTTTTGAGAACGCAACAAGCATTTTCTTGTCGCAGTGACGGTGATCCCAAGTCAGGCTGTTTACCTTGTCTTCTCCCTCCCACTTCCAGCAGATACAGATGATGGCCCTTTCTTCCAGAATGTTGTCATGGGGGATCGACACTTCATAGCCAGTCCTCCAAGAGAGGACTACGTTGGGACTGGTTTCAATGTCGAAGAACAGCCGCCGTCTGTTTGTTTTCATAAAGTTTATTCTAACCCACGAATCATGGCCAAGGTACGCACATATCCTATGGAATCAACCAAATTATCCTTGGTTGGCTTATTGAGGTCGCGGGCGATCTTTAGCAGAACCATCATCCATGCCACATCCTCTACGGAGATTGGGGATTCGGGGTTGAATCGATTGACCATGTAGGAGTTCCAGAGGTCGGCTATCCGCTTGAAGTTTTCCTTCGGATGGCCGTAGTTCTTCTGCCTGTCATTGGAAGTCAATCTTTTGGCCTCATCCAGTATGGATTCTTTGCCCAATTCCGCCATTGAAGGGAACAGATAGACAGGCTTTCCTAGCCACTGCGCTACCGCCACCTCTGCCCTAGCTCCCTTGGAACCCTCCCATTCAGGGAGTAGAGCTATCCCATCACAGGTCATTACGGCGTCTAGATCGCGTTTTACGGCGTCTTTTAGGAATTCGTGATCCATCACCCCCTTGTGGGGATCAAGCCCCAGTTCTTCGTCCATCTTGGCAGGGTTGATAACTTCATATCCAATGGACATAAGATGGGTTTCGGCCTTAAAAAAAGCGGGGTGGTTGAGATCAGCGTAGCCAGTCATGGGGCCGCAAAGGTAGAGCTTCATTGTGTGGGATTAGTTGAAATTGATTCCGCGTTCAAGCATGGCGTCAGTTAAAATCTTACGGATATCCTCGACTGTCTGCGAATGCCATTCTGGGTGAGAGGCGTATCTGAGGTGGTTACGGAGTTCTTGATCCAAATCTGTCAGTAGCGAGTACATGTCCCCAGCCTTGTTGGCCATCTCCCATTCAACGTGTTCCTCTGGGAGGTCGAAGGTAAGCTGTCCTTTAGCCATTCTTGATTACCTTTTTTAGTTCTCCATCATCCTCATCTTCATCTTCTTCCTGTCCGTAGAGTATATCATGGATGTTGGCTACTATCCCTTCAATCGTGTAGTCGTTTCCGAACTTAATAAATCCGTTCTTTGTCTTTCCCTCTTCGTGGAATGTCACTACAACCATCCCAGAGTCGAAATATTCGATCAATTCCTTGACAAGACGATCCAATACCTCCTGTGCTTTGGGGCAATGATCGGCCATGGTTTACTGTTCCTCTCGGCAGTCTTTGCATATTCTCATTACTCCGACACCGTGAACCTGAATCTGTTCAATATTTTTTGATCCACAATACGCACAATCTTTTATTTGTGGTTTGTGGAATCGGCGTTTGGAGTTGTGTTTTTGTATGGGTTTGTTGCTACCGCTCATTTCAACTTTGAAGGATGGATTCGGACATATGCCCTTGTCAACGAATTCTTTCGCGTCTTGAGCCACACCCCGTCTCCCGAATTACTCTCGCGATCTCCACGTTGATTCGTGTTGCCTTCGACACATAAAATCGATCCCTTGGTTGTGCCGACAACAATGCCAGTATGAGAGAAGTCAAATATGACAATATCCCCAACCTTCGCTTGTGCTGTCTCTGGCAATACCTCTGTGGTATCAGGGTGTTTCTTTGCCCATTCAATCAATCCAAAAGCTGCTGCTGTGCGGGGACGCCACTTTTCTGGAGTAAGAACCTTTAGGTTTAACCATTTAACAACTTCTGGATCTTTGAGCCATTCGCGAACACACCAACAAACCAGTCCTGAACACCACGGCCAAGCTGCTGGTTCCAAGTTGGTTGCCGATTGATACTCGCGGATTTTAGTCCCACGATTATTCCCGCCAACTTCCTTTACGCCAATTTGCGAACGGGCAATATCGGCAAGTTTCTCAATCATTGCTGGATTGCGAGCAGGTTTTTCCAATATCCCAATTCCTAAAAATCCGTTCCTCCTCTGATTCCCCCACTGACGGAAGTCTTTCCGCTATCCCCCCGCGAGATCCGCGCAAAGATCCTGATAGAACCAAGGAGACGCGAGAAGAAGTTTCTCCTATCTTTCGGGGTTGGTTTTGTAAATATGGATTTGATTGTTTCATTGGATAGGGGCTTCACTTCTTCTTTTTTCGACTGCAAGCTGGCTTCTTTGCTTTCGGGATTTCAATGGCGCGGCGAACCTCCGTATAGGTAACGGGACCAGCAACACCGTCAACGTCCGTGTTAACCAACGCTTGGATCTTCTTGACCCCGACCACATTGGCGTTGTTTGTCACATAGTTAACAATAGAGATTAGTGCGGCTACAATGAATCCAGTCAGAGAAACTTGATCAATGGATTCGGCAAGCTTCGGGTCGATCATAGCCAAGCGGGCAACCACAGTAGCAACGCCGACCGCAATAATTGGAGACAAAATGCCGCCTGCCTTGGAAACCAAGAATGCTAGGATTTTATCTTTCATGGATCTACTCCTCCGACTTGATCTTCTGGACAGCCGACTCGACAGTGAAACGAATCAATGACTCGGTGGCGTCGATTCCGTTACGGATAGCGGCAGATGTTAGCTTTTTAACGGCAGCTTCGCGCTTTTGCGCACCAGTTTTATCACTGGTGGCTAGTTCACGAACAATGTCCAAAGCCAAAGGAAGGAGCGAGGCAACGCCTTCAGCAATGAGTTGTTTGAGGATTGGAGCGTAGAAGTTCCAGATAATGGACGGGATTCCTGCAAGTTTTGCTAGAAATGATTTCATGGATAGAGGTTAAGTCAGAACCCTTTGGATTGCAAGTATTCTTCAATCCTTTGGGTGCGCTCATCGATTCGGGCCAATGTCTCGCTTCGGGATTGAGCGTCTCTTTGGATAACTTCAATCTTTGCATCCTGCTTTGCATCATTGTTTTGCACAGACCGCATTTGTTCTGGGAGGACAATCCACCCATTGAGCGCCGAAAATAAGGTAACAATTAAAGCCACTCCAGCAATCAACTCACTCATCGTGAGCTTAACTCCCCTCTCAAACCCCCTACGTCTTGCAACTTCTTCGATGCTCATGATACTGCGGCCAAGGCTAATTGGTATTTTTCAGGAAGATCGATATAAAACCCAAGACGATCCGATATGTTTTGATCTCCACGAATGGCAGCTACGACAGAACCCAACCCCGTTTTCATATCATCGAATAGCAACCCATTATCACTGGATGCAGCCACCTTTCTGTAAATGGCATTTATGGAATAAATAATCGGTTGGGATATGTAGCTGGCTTCATCCAGCGGACATCCATAGGCAACTGCTATCTTTGCGTAAAGATAACGATCAGGAAGAGTGGCGTATTCACTGACCGATCCAGATCCCTTGACCTTGATAAGCCATCGGGCCAGTTGCTCCTTCTTGGGCAACGATACTACTTCTGCGAATGCTGAATCAAATGCGGGTATGGCCATTCAAGTATCCCCCTAATTGGGAAGAGAACTCAGGCCATTCCCATGATACGCTTGCCCATACCGCGCATAGGAGCCTTCTCCATTTCGGAAGCGGCAGCTTCCTCTTCGGGTGTGGCGTTCTCGGCCATCTTTGACTCTTCGGTATCGTCTTCAGAAACAATCTCCACTCCACCGATCATCGTTGGGACAAGGTATTCACCTTCGACCTTGAAGGTCACAAGCTCATCGAAGGTTCCGCCATCGGCAACGTCTTTGGGCAATTCGTAATTTTCGGGTTTTTCAATTTTCATAAAAATAATAAGGTTAGTTGTTCCAATATACTATTTTAAATAGATTCAATAGTCAAGCTGCATCCTTGAAATATTGAGGAAAATATTCACGTTCTGCTTTTTCGCGAGCAGCTATTGCAGACTCAAGATTTGCAAATGTTCCAATATTCTTAATCTTGCCATCAATAGTAATGGTTGCCTTCCATTTGTATTGATTGATTCTATCGAAGTCTTGTTCGTCTATAATTGCTGTGCCGTGTTTGAGTTGGATATATTTCTTGATAAATAGTTAGGGCTGGCAGGATAACCTACCAGCCCCAACTTGTTAAACCGTTTTCGGTTATTTATTAGCTAGGATCACGAAAGATACCCGTATCCGCTCGAACTAGGGCAAGCGACGAGGTCGTTCGCCAAGTTGCAGCGCAAGTGGATGATGTAGTATCCCCACTGAGGGAAGATCTGCTTCACCGCACACGCCATCTTGGCACGCCAGTAACCCGAATTTTTGTCGGGGTTACAGGTCTTGTGATACTCGTTAACCCAGCGGAAGTCTCCGCGATAGTTCTGAGCATCATAGACCAGATTGCCGACTTTGATGTTCGGATTAGGAACGAGCCACTCCATGGCCTTCGGATGGAAGACAACCGTGGAGGTGTACTTCGCAGCCTTGTAGGCGGGGTTGATCACGTACTTCGTGCCTTTGGCCGCTCCGGTAGTAGCAACATACGGAGGAACCTCGACAAACGTGCCACCAGCACCATCGTTGAAGCGTTTCGGGAACGGACGGCTATGATAGACGAATCCGGCATAGGACTGCTTGGGCAACAGCGAGGAGCCATTGGAACCAAGGAGGTCGCTCACACGATCACTCCAGCGAATGTCCTGACGGACATCGTTGTTGAGTTTGATCAAGTTTTCAAGCGTGGCGCGTTCAGCGAAAACGTTGAACACGGGCGAACCGTCATCAGTGACTGCATCACCGTCATCGCCAGCGTTGTCCTGATAGAGGTTGTCGTAGATCTGACGGAGAACACCCGGAGTCAGGATGCTCGTAGGAGCACTCATTCCCGAGATGGTAGCCAGACCAGTGGTGGAATTGAACGTCACACCTGATGCAACGGAATCAAGTCCCGGTTCCACGCTGATTTTGGTGGAGTTGGCGAGGTAGTCGGCATCGTAACGCTCGACCCACTCTTTGTTGACGTTGTCAGCGAGGATCTTGATGTAGTTGTTAACATCGTCAATCGGGAACGCCGAGGTGCGAACGTCTTCCAAGCAGATCCAGTTGGACTCAATCGCCTGATGGCGAAGGTTGAACTGTTTCTGGTCGAAGGCGTAGCCAACGGTTTTGATCGGGGGCAAGCAGGAATCGGCTTGCGTTCCATCATTAACACCAACGTCAGTCCATCCAGTGCCAGTGGCAACGGTGCGCTGAGAAATGGTGTTTTTGATAACGGTTCCCATGTTGTCGGGGAAAGCCGACTGGGTAACGAAACGGAGATAAGGATCTTTGTAAAGACCCAAACGGTAAGTGCCAAGAGCGATACGTCCAGTTTCCCGTTGGAAATTGTCGTTCAGCGTCTCGCACGTAACTGAGCTATTTGCAGGCCAAGACATGGTATTGATTTCTTTCTATTTGGTTTATTAGGTTAGTTTTTTGAATAACGGGATTGCTCCCAGTATTCGGGTTGAGTTTCTGGGCCGCGACCAGAGATTGACGGCAACAAATTTTTAGAAGGCGCTACCCCGCCAGCATGGTGTCTGCGACCAACTCAGACTCAAGTCTTGATAGGAACCTATAACAAATCCTATTTTGTGTCAATAGGAAAATTGCGGAGACAAGAATCGAACTTGCCAAACGTTTATGAGACAGTCGAACTCACCAGAGTTCTACTCCGCGATTTATCGACCCAAAATAGCCCTACCAAAGTTAGTGAAAACATCTGGATCTTCATCCTCTGTATCAACTTCCGCTTCGGTAGATCCACCAAGGCTTGGTGTAGCTTTGACAAATCCGTCAACTTGGGCTTGGAGTTCTTTGATCTTGGCGTCTTTTTGGGTTACCGTCTTCTCCAGTTGGGCGCTGTAGTGGGAGATGGCGCTCTCAAGGAATGGCACAACAGCCGCCCTAGCAAGGATGGCGCTACGATCTTCTACAGAGAGACGATCAAGATTTGTTTCGGATGCGGACTTTTTGGCGTTGCGAATGTGGCTATTCCACTCATCTTGGCCATCAACCTCTTGCAGGAAGTTGTAGCGGTCTTCAAGGCTTGTCCAAGTTTTGGCGGTAAAAGCCTTCTGTAGACGAAGGTCGTTTTCGATAAACTCTTGTTCAGCTTGCGCTTTGCGTGCGTTTTCGGCCTCTGCAAGGGATTCGGCTTCAGACTGAAACCTTTGATGGTATTGGGCCAACTCATGGTATTTATCGGCTATTTTAACAATGGACAATTGCTCCATGCGCTTAAAGTCTCCAGTAAGATCCTCAAGAGAATCAGTGCGCTTGCGGACATCGGGTTCGGTAATGGCCTGCCAGAGTTTGGAGAAATCGGCGTCATTGGCTTCTGCAATGGCCTGCAAATCTCCCTGAAGGCCAGCCAGAGGCTTTTTGATCTGCTCGACGTACTCTGGGCTACGCTCAAAGTTTGCCGTCTTTAATTCGCGGCCAAGTTCTGCCATGCGCGTTTTGTAGGATTCAAGTTCCTCTTGGAGTGATTTGATGGTCTCCCCCTCATATTTGCCAACCTGTTCTTTGGTAGCCTCAAGTTCGGCCTTGAGACGATCCCGCTCTTCGCGGGCTTTTTTCATTTCATTTTTGATCTCTTTCCAGCTTGAGATCCCCTTTTCCGAGTCATCTCCTTCGGGAGCATCGGCAACCACCTTATCTTGAAAATGAGGGTTGATGGGAAGCTTGTCCTCAGGAGTAGATTCATTTGATTTCTCTTTAATCTTCTCTGAAGAGACTTCCTTGGTAATCGCTTCTACAACTTTTGAGGCTTCTTCTTTCGTGGCCTTGACCTTCTTTTCAGCTTTTGGCTCAACCTTTGGTTCTGGCTTTTTAGTTTCTGCTTTAGGGGTTTCCTCTTTATCGGGAGTAGCTTGCGTTTCTTGGGTAACTTCCTTCGTTTCATCAGTTGGAACTTGGGCGGATTCTGGCTTGCTGCCAAAAATGGAACCAGCAAAATCTGCATCACCAGTAAGAGCGGAGTTAAGGATATCGGCCATAATTTATTTGTTAGGGTTGGTTTTTGTCTTCTGAAGTTATATGGGAGAATGGTTCTGGCAAGTCGAATTTTGGTTTATTTTCTATCTGACTATTCGATAAGGTTTCAATGAGATCCATAACCTCTTGAGCACCCTCATAAAAACCAGCACTTTTAATGAACACGGGTGACAGATCAAACCCTTGAGCCACGGGGTTAGCAGACTTCTTTGGGCGCACGCGCCTTGCGATAAGTTTAAGCCCCTTTTGCATATGAGGCATTGCCCAAACCTTAGTCCATTCACGCGAATCCTGAAGTGTCCAATCCATTAATAAGTCCTAACTATACGCAGAATCTGATCTTGTCTAGTATAAATATCTTAAAAATTAAGCTGTTTGTGTGGCCATTGGTGGTCGGCCTGCTGGCCTTGCGGTTTTCTGCAAAATGGAACTGCGTGTTTTAAGGTCATTTAGGGCCATCTGTTGACGGATTGTCTCCATCTTTTGTGCATGGGCCTCTTGACTCATCATTCGCTTCTCCTGCATTTCAGCAAGGCGAAGCTGGGCTTTTTGTAATTCAAATTCCATCTTGGGGTCAACCTGTCCTTCGGGCTGTTGGGCTATCTGCTCTTGGGCTTTGGATTGTTCGGCCATCATGCGATTGATCACCTGTTGCTCAAGTTCATCGACATAAGCCGTAAGGTTTTGCAATTGACGCTTGAGTTCGTTGACCTCCTGTTTGCGGAAGCTGTTGGTAGAGAACATGACCAAATGCTCGGTAACGTGATCGGAAGCTGGACGCAGAATCTGCATGGCCTGCTCGTCGGGGATTTGCTGTTGGCGATGGGCTTCAATGATTTGGGCAATCATCGGGATATGGGCCTCAATATGAACAGCATGATTCTGACTATCATGGACAAGTTGCTGTATTCCTTGACGAAGGTTTCCATTTTCAAGGTTGGCAATATCAAAATCAACCACACGGCGCGGCCCCTTTTCTGCAACAAATAAGTTGACTTTCTGGTAGCCAACTCCCGGAATTCCCGCTACCACAGCCCGCAATGTATTCTCCTTGCCTTTCTCGTCCATAAGAGAATAAAGTTCCATGAGTTGCTTGGATGCCATTTCGGTCATAACGGGACTTCCGTCACCCATGGCCCGCATTGCTGTTACTTTAAGGAAACTACGCATACGCTCAACGCTTATGCCTCTTCGGGCACAACGGCGGCGAAACTCAAGAGCTAACTTCCCTCCTTTGTCTGCTGCGGTTAGAAGCGGGTTTACCGCCCTACGATATTGCTCTGTAAGCAACTTGTTGTACGGGGTGTAGAAAAGCTCCAATGCTGCGGCATTGAGGGTGGATTCTTGGCGGGCCTGTTGAACAACTTCTGTAGCCGAACGAGCCTGTCCTTCTGGGGTAACTTGGCGCGAACGGTAGCTGCCAGTGTTATTCTGCAACACCTGACTCATTAGGTTATAGACAGGAAGACCTTGCGTGGCAACTGCGGGGGGTTGGAGTTGAATCGGGGTTAGGCCACTGGGGATAAACGTATAGGGTCCAACCTCAATGTATTGGAAATCTTGGATAGCTTCGGCGTCCCCTTGAAGCTGAATCAATCCAGAAGTAATTGCTGCTTGTGCGGCTTGGCACAGCACACGATTGCTGATCTGAATTTGATTGTAGATCTTCTGTTTAAGTCCGCGAATGGTGTGGAATGTCCCCTGTCCAACTCCGTAGGTGAAGATTACAAAGCATTGGTTGACATTACCATAACGGCTGTAGCGTTCATACAGAAAGTCCGAAGAATCGCGACTTCCTATCAACTGTGTAAATTTTCCATCAAATTCCCTATTGTAACCATAGATCAATTGGGCGCGGTGGTAGGCCGACTCTCCTTGGTAGAGGTCATTCTCTTTGATTTGGCGCTCAAAGTCTTCCCAGTGAGATACATAGTTCTTCCATCGATCTGATTTAGTAGAGGCCTTCCAAATAGCTTGTTTTACAGCATTGATATTCCATCCTAGCTTTTTGGCTATTTCGGGATTTCGAATGTAGTTGTAAAGCTCGCTAACACTCATTGAACGCTGGACGATAGCCAACTCAATGGATTCATCTGATACTTTTGTGTCGCGGGCTACCTTGAAGTCTTTAAGACCACACGGTTCCCAAAAGACACTGCGTTCGTCGGGCCACATAGCCACCCCAACACCGTCACCAATAAACTCGCGAGATAAGAGTTGCATGTTGTAGGAGTAGTCACTCCACTCCTTGATCATCCAATCAAACTCTTCTGAGATAATCTCAGAATCTTCGTTGGATTCTCCGTCATAGGAATCCATGATTACATTAGCAATACGCGGAACGCCGTTCTGAAGTTCAATATATGGAGCTAATGCCGCTTCCATGATTGAACTAGCCTCTCCAAAATTGGCATTAACTACATGGCTCAACCCCTTGTTTTTCAATTCTTCGGCATCATAGGGGGCTTCTCCGTTAACCAAAGCCTGCGCTCTGGCGCGAAGATACGCTGCATTCTCGTCCTGCTCTATATACTTATTCGCAATACCAACAAGAGAGTCGGATGATTTGATCCTCTTTTTAGGAGGAGATCCGGCTTCTGGTAAATTTTCCAGTTCTGCGTTTCCGTTAGATGGCATTAATGTATGATTCTAAGTTAGTTAAGTATTAAAGTCAATTAGCTATTGGGTGCAGAAACAGCCTCATTGCTCGCGGCCTCTGCGGTCAACTGTCTCTCAATAGCCTGCGCCACAGGCAAGATGACCGCTGCTGCATTTAGCCCACCATGCTTTGTGGCCAAGTCAAGGCACTGCATGACCAGTTTCGCTTGGTCTTCGGACAGCGTGACGGTCTTACTCATTGCTTGAAGCCTCCTGTTGCGCGGCGAGATACGCCTGTGTCGCGGGAATCGCGGCGAGGACAGCTTGAAACGCGGCGGCAAGCTCTGGAACCGCCTGCATGATTTCGGGGTTGAGCGGCGCGGTCATGCGCTGGACGAGGCTTCCGTTGGCGAGGTCGCCGGCTGCGGGGGCCGGCAAGGGGTC